CCATGTTTCATCCTTAAACAATCATGTCGTTCAAACTGACGGTGTCGCATCAATCGCTAAGAGATATTAGGATTTGCCTGTATGATGGTTACCAAGCCTGCTCCAGATGTCGTAGGTGCCATTGCAAAAGTGATCACGGTTTGAGCTGATGGGTTGAGTATACGAATGTAGTAATTGAGTACAGCTGAAGTGTTAGTACCTCCAGTGGGATTGAGACCCCGGATGCAAACAAAATTATTCTGATTGGCTTGGGAACCCAATCCGTAGAAAGTGTTGCCATACGCATCTGTTCCACTCGCAAAACTTGTGGTTGAAGACGCGCCGGTAAAATCAATAGAAACGAGATAAGTGCCAACTATACCAACAGGAAAAACAATGGAATCGGCACTTACTGTAACAGTAGTGCCAACTATAGCGTTGTTCATGATGGTCGTGGTAAGTGTGAAATTCTGGGTACAGTTGATCAGTCCTAACTGCCCGTTCGGCGTCCACCCACCACCAGGTGCAGCCCAAGTGCTCGTTTGAAACCCGATGTTGTCATACAATACAACAGGCCCAGCAAACAATGAACCTGAAGTTTCACCAGCAATAGTAAACTCAGTCATGCTCTGGTAAGTGTCAAGTATTGATGCGGCTTGGGGCTTGAAAAGTTCAACATCATAAGATACCCACAATTCACCAATCACTTGTTCAACAACTGGTATGCCAGTCATGGCGACAGTCACTTTAGCCAGATCATAGAACTTGACATTGTCAGTAGCTCCGACTGCAGATCCTCGGACATACAAGCAATCTATCGGAGTTTCATGCGGGGCGCACTCAATGGGGAGCATAAAACAATCAGATGGGCGTCCGTCAACAGACCACATTTCATTCATCATAGTCAATTTGTTGGTGAAAGTGGGCGCATCAGAACGATACTGTGCACACATTGCAACAACACCCATGCCAATATTCGTAGAATTGATAGCTACTGCAGATGTTGATTTGTACTCAAAAACAAGTCCGTGGAAGCGGTACTCTTGAAATTGCTGAGCAATAGGAGATAGAAAGGGGAAAGTGTAACTGATGCCAGGGTTGACATAGTAAGTCTGAGTGGCAAAAGTTGCTGCTGTAACTGGTGACACCAAGTCCCCCAAATATTCTCGATGCCTGAACCTGATGGACTCTTTTGCACCGTGGACGTAGGGTACTTGTGAGTTCGTCAAATCACGTGCAATAGTGTTGCGTCTCAACTGGTATTCCCCTTTGCCGAGTATCTTCATACCAGACATGAGTGATCCCAGATAATCACCACTATTGAATTGTTTCACAGCATCAAGAGTACGACCTCCGATGTCAACAGCTTTATTGAGAATAGCAGAACGCTTAGCTGCTGCATTCTTTCCTTTGTATGCTTTAGACAAATTATACGCACCTTTACCTATTACTTTTGGATTTTGCAAATCTGCTGCAATTGAGCCCAATGCTTTCTGCATAGCACGGCGACGCATTGCACGACTACTACGTTTGGTTGCATTAGCATTTTTCTTCTGTTCTGTTGTCCTTGCCATGATAATTTTATTTAGTTGTTTGGTGGTCGAAACCACCTCATATATCATCCCATAAGAACGAACAAATCTACGATTAATGATTGTTTTTCGACGTTTGGTATTTTTAAATAGAAGGTTGCCAGCCAAGTGCTGACACACAAACAGCTGAAGCAGGTAAAAGACGACTATGGCGGTAAAAAAAGAAAACCGCCACAGCACGACTAAACATCCTGCCTCAGCTTGTCCAACATTTCGGAAAATCTGCGAGGTACTAAAATAGCCCCCAACGGCCACCTGTGTGCGGGAGGCAGATAGACGATTTCCCTCTCGAACGATTGCTGTTCTGTGATTGATATCCCGTAAACAGCTTGCACTACCAAGCGTGCCGAATCGTCCACTCGCAGTGAGAGGGAAGGGCCGTAAAAATTAAACAATGCACGGATCTGAGCTACAACCTGTTGCTCTGTAGCATAACCCCTGGATCTGTAAACATATCTCATGTCCTTGCGCATATGCTTGTATGAGTCGGCAATTATCCTTTCATGATCCAATGTCTTCACCCGCCTTTTGGTTGCCTGAACAACTGCATCAATAAAGGCTTGTGCTATTGGTATGCCTCTGCTGTCATCATGATAACAACGGAGCTTACCCAAATATCGCGACCAATCATGAATTTTAATCTCAGACTCATTAACCTGGTAAAGTGAGCGGAACATGAGCTTGCCAAGAGAGCGGAACGATGAAACACCTTCAACATCTCGGTAATAAAACTTTGATAACCATGCAAAAATGGTAGTATCAGCAAAATCGCTCTTGAGTTCGAAGCCCACCTTGGCGTAATATGCCGCAAATGGCACAGAGCCTGGACCAATGAAATCAGTGTCATCCCCTGACGAAATAACATCTGTCATAATCAACGGACAACCATGCAGCATTGGCCTACCATGGTGTACCCAATCTGAGGTCCAACCAGTGATCTGCATGACTAAAGTATTCCATGTGTACGTAAAGGAGTGGCCACTGGTGAACAACCCGAGAATGTCAATGACTACAGACATTCCATTATCCAAACGCATGTTCATTTGGCCATTAGCATGTTGGAAATCAATACAAGGGCGGTTCTCACATTTCTCTCTAATATGCATGATAATCATGAGTAGAGCTGCTACATATCTGCCGTCGTGTTGGGAACTATCTGTAGACGTGTGCATTTGGCCATCTCTTTGCGTCAATATGTCATTTAACTTGGCGTGTAAAGTTTCCTTAGAATATCCAGCAGTCCATATTGGGTAGGTGTGTGAATTCCGTAATGCGTGATCAAGTGCATTCCAAAACAAAGCCATCTGGGTCTTGGCGGCATCATCAACATTAAATATACCCCTTGGACTTTTGTCCAAATTGGAATAAAGCTCAAAATTTTTCGATTGCATTTTGACATTGATATACTTCTCTGGAACAGACTCACATGAATGATAAGCTTGGTTGTAACGTTCATAGGTGACTGGGTTTTTAGTGCAATTACGTAACTCATCAATGGTGAGAGAGGCAACATAACGTATTGGTTCAACGAAATGGTCGTATGTGCCCCTACGAATGTAAAACCCAGTTGCTTGTTCCCCAAACATATGGTCCACAAAGTGTATAATGTTAAATAACATGTTTCTATCGACGGGGGCATATTGCTTGACAGTCCTGCGTGTGCATTGTAGCAAAGTGGATTGGCAAGTCTCGTAAGTTTGTAGGGGTGCCACAAAAGACGTGCCCACGACTAACGGCGCTGCCATGGTGTCCACAAAATGCGGGTTTCTGTGGGGGCAACCATCGGAACAATAAGCTTCAAACTCCTGATGCGACAGCGTTTTGTTATTAAGCTTGAATTTAAATTGAATGTGTCTAACCAACAAATCAAAGTCGTTTGGATCTTTCAATTTATCTATTATCTGCGGCCAAGTTGCTTTAGCGATGAAATGCTTAATGGAAGCAAATGCAGGATTCTTGGGAAGGTCATAGTGTTCAAGCGGTCGGGGCAAAGGGCAATATGCTGGTATGCGGTAAGGTACATCCTCATCCACTTGTACCGAAGGCAAAAGAGACGAGATACACATACACAAAAGCATGTCATTGTGAGCGCATATCCAGTCATAAGCATTGTGAAACCATTGTGTTAAATCAGGTGCTTTATGGGGTGGCAACCCGCAGGTGACCACCCGTGGCCTTCAAGCAGTGGGAAAAGTAGGTGCTGGCGCGCGAATGGTTTTGGCAATGCTGATGCCAACCGGTAGCAAGAAGAAAGCTTCATCTTGTA